GATTGAGAGACCCAGTACTCACGCACTGAGATGGGAGAGGCATCGACTCCCCTGACGTAGAATCGCTTAGCGAATTCGTAACTGCCATTAGGTGAAATAAGACTCTTTTCGAGACCGATCTTGATCCCGAAGGCCTTACATAAGGCTTCGTACTGTCTTGCGACAGCTGTACCTAGGATAACGATATCGTCTCCTAGCAAAGCGTACAGTTCATACCACCCTCTATGTCCAGCCTTGTATGCGGCAAATTGCACGATCATATGGTGCACTATCGCGAGCATTGCCCAATTTGAGTATGCTCCCATAGGCATCCCGGTACCGTAACTTATAAGGGCTTCCCCAAATAGCCTCTTCCCTCCGTTTCTTGAACGGATAGGCTTATTACTATAAGGAGCCATGACGAGAAGATCACGCCATGATTTCGCCACTCCAGGAGTGACTAAATGACCCAAGGTCACCACGGATAACGAAGATGGTATCCTATCGGTCGCAGCCTTCAAATCGAACGAGTACACATGAGCTTTTCCTGTCGTCTCTAAGAGTTCCACTATTTTCTCATTCAATGCTGTCAAGGGTTTACCTTGATCATGCGTCCCGTCCTGCGGAATTAACCGAAGGATCGAGTTGAAGATATAGTCATGGAGAGGGAACAGTAAACACTGAACCCACCATGTTACCATGGCAACGACTCTCACTTTCCCCGCTGGTTCAGGGATTTCGTGGATACGCCCTAGCCGAAGCTGGCGATACCAGGTCCTGACATACATATACCCCGTGATGGTACGACGAGAATTTGATTCCTCGTCCCAAACACGGTCTATGACTCGAAGGATGAATAGTTTACGTTCACGCAGGAATTTTCCTACTTTATGGTTGTTCTTTTCCATCCATTCCACAGTTGCCTGTGGAGACTTGGGCCCAAGATTGGGCACTTGTCCTACTGCCTGTCGGATTAAACCCAACACCTTAGTATTCATCGTTCGAAGACAATAGTCCTCTAGTGACTTATACCAAGCGGTATTCCTGACTCTCCAGATGGCACATGCATCAAATACCACTGCCCACATCGCTCCTGTTTCCGGCGGGACGTTTGGTCCCGAGGTCAATATCGCTAAAGGTTTGAAGCCTAATTTAGGCACAGGGACCCTCTTTAATATTTTCCCGAAAAGGGGTATGTTCCCCTTAGCCCATTTCAGAAACGAGCTGAACTCAGCTAATGGCTGGGTAATGTCAACCGTTATGGGTTGGGTAATGGTCTGGTAAGAGGATCGTCCTGGGCACTCGATTATCCGATACACTCCAAGGAGTGAAAGCCATAATCTTATGGTCGGAACATCACCTCTCAGGATTGAAACCCGATGCCCATGTGGTATAATACCAGGAAGGTTACCAATCCCTCTTTTATGGACACCGCCCAATTTGCGGCTATCAGATACTGGTCCTTTACTTACGACCTGCATTAAGGTCACTTGTGCTGCCTTAAGGTACTTAATGAAACCTAAAGTTCCACCTTTCCATCTTAAAGCGAGCTTGACTACGCGAAGGCTTGCTTCTGTGAAAGACTTCCCACGACGGCCTGCTACAAGGTAAGCAACGGCTATGCCGAAGTCACCCAGTAGCCCGAGGAAGTTTCCTGCCCCGGAACCAAGCTTCTCGAATCTGACTCTGTTTCTGCGGTTAAGAAGAATGTTAAACATTTTCTTGATCTAACCGAGACATGATGAAAGACCGTTAAGCCTCTGTTTCCTAAGTGGATCCTAACCTAGCCTACTACCCCCGAAGGGGTCTCAGCTAGTGTGGCTCCAAAATATTTCACAGCGCCGTGCTTCTCACCAGGGATCTGATCACCTTATCAGGGTGTCAGCCTTTGAAAGAAGGTTAGCGCCCCTAGGGCAGCAGGTTCTTTGGAAAAGTCGACACGGTCGTGTCTTTGTCTTTCATTAAGCAGGAAGCCAGATGGCTTTCCGTACCATAACTACTTGGACCGAACAGGGATCTATTGATTATCCCAATTCATCACCACAATGTGGCTTCATTGTTCACATCATAGCCTTTTTCTGAGTCAATTATCCTTTATAAGG